TCCAGTTCCCAGAGCTATTTAAATAACATGCAGACCCTGCTTGTGTTGCACCAGTACCTTGATACCAAATTTCTGCACCCTTACCATATTGTCCAGCAGCGGTTAATGCCCCGTCGTCTGCCTTAACGCTCTTAGCAATAACTCCTTGATCCTCGTCTACCTCTAGTTTAGGGAGTCCTGATACATCGTTAACACTAAAGAGTACGCCAGTAGTGCCTGTATCTACTTGGAAAAGATCGTGTGTACCGTCGTGGATTGTAAACGTATCCGCAGTGCCTGTTGGGTCGAGCTCGATATCAAGATTAAAACCGTTAGTGTCGATGGTTCTGTCAGCTGTGAGAGTCTGATCTGCACCGCCTAATCCTCCACCTCCAGAAGGTGTTGCAAATGCGAGGTCCCCATTAGCATCTACTTCGAGTACCTGACCAAGCGTTCCAGTAGCTGTAGGGAAGGCGTAACCTGTAGAGGCTGGGTCATTGACTTGTAGCGTACCGTTTACTCTAAGGATATCATTATCAAACTCCCCGTAGATAAGTGGGGTGGCGGAGTTGCTGTTTTCTATGTAGAGTTTGTTGGATAAGGTGCTCGCATTTCCTGCTTGATAGCCTATAAGTACGTTCCCTGTGCCTGTGTTTCCAGCATCCGCTCCGATAACGACGTTCTGGTTTCCCTGGCTCCCCCCGTCGAAAGCCGCAGACCCTATAACAACGTTTGACGCCCCTGAATTACCCCCATAAAAAGCTCTTCCCCCCATAACAACATTGTTAGCTCCAGTTGCTGACCTCCCCGCGTTATAGCCTATATAAATACCGTTTGAAGAGTTTTGCTCACTAGCGAACCAGCCTATAGACACACCATATTGCCCGCTTCTTGACCTGTAACCAACCGCTACTGAGTTATTCCCTGCGTTAGCTAAATAACCTACACCTACATTGGACCCACTTGTCGCTGAATTCGATTTAGAAGCTGAACCAATAAGAGTCTGACCTCCCGCTGTTGAAGCCACGCCAGCTTGATAGCCTAAAAAGGTGTTGCTCCCTGCTGCGGTCAAAGCAGCACCCGCTTGATAACCAACAGCAGTATTGCTTGTACCAGTAGTTAAAGCAGTTAATGCTTCGTAACCTACTGCTACAGTGTTGGAACCAGTGGTTGCAGCCAAAGAGCCATAACCCACACCTACATTGTTATCGGCCCCTGTTCCAACCGCTCCAAGAGTGTTTGTACCTATTGCAACGTTATTGTTAGCGGATTGCGGATGAGTTCCAAAAAGAGCATTTTTACCTATTGATATATTATCACTACCCCTGTTGTATCTCTGGGATTCATGACCTAAAGCCACGTTGTTTGACCCTGTATTCGCGTTTGCAGCATACATACCAACGGCTACATTCGAGGAAGTGGTGCTCCAGTTACCCCCTGACCCCCAACCAATAGAGGTATTGCCACCACCAGTGGTTATGTTTTTTAATGCGTAAGCACCAAGCGCCGTATTATTATTACCGCTAGTTAAATCCTCCCCAGCCAAATATCCAAGCAGTGTGTTGTCTGAACCCGTGGCTAAAGAGCCAGCCTGATATCCAACTACTGTGTTATTGCTGCTTGTAGTCAAAGCAGCCCCCGCCTGATACCCAACCGCAGTGTTACCAGCTCCAGTAGTTAAAGCAGTTAATGCTTGATAGCCAACAGCTACTGTGTTAGCGAAGGTAGAGGTGCCTGTAACGCCTAATCCAGCCTCATAACCGACCGCTACGTTGTTGGCTCCTGTCGTGTATTGAGCGGTTTTGTTACCAACTAAAACAGAGTAGTCGGTACTGCTTCCGTTAGACGAATCATTGCCGACAGCTACGGAATAGTTTCCTGCTTTTGATTTAGATCCTATTGATGTGCGATTTGTTTTGCTTTGATAGGCGCCAGCTTGAAAGCCCATAACGACATTATTCCCCCCACTATCGTTTTTTCCAGCATCATGACCTATATGTATAGAATAATATCCAGCAACGTTTCCACCAGAGCCTGAGCCTATCGCAATAGTACTTGAAGTTGTTATCCTTCCTGTAACTTTTATATTCCCCGCAACATCCAACGCCTCAGCAGGTGTCGTAGTTCCTATACCTACGTTACCTGTGTTGTAGTAGATGTCGCTTCCTGTGGTTGTCCAAGGGGAGCTTCCTCCACCTGTAGGAGTAGACAAAACTATAGCCCCACTTGCATTGTCATATGTCAGAACGTCGCCATCCTGTCCAGCACCTACTGTCTGATCTGCGTCAAACTTTAAGTTTCCAATCTCTACGTCTCCAGTCCCTCCAGGCTTAATCTTAATGTCTGTGTTAGTGAGAGACACTAACTCGCCAGTTAGCCTTACATTAGCTCCATCCAAAGACAAAGCGTTGGAGGTTTGGAGGGAACCATCAGAGGTGCCAACAAAAACAGTGTACCCTGGCTTACCTTGAAAGTCACTTTGTGTAACCCCCGTAAGCGAAGCAATATTGTCCGTAGACTTTATTATCCCGTCAGGGTTGTCGCTCTGGATGTAGTTATTTAAAGCGGTTACTGTATCGGCAGCTGTAGAGCCCCACTGGGTGCCATCTTCTTTGTGTATATCCCTATAATATACGCTCCTTACTATTTTCTCGTTGTTGTCGTCCCTGGCTATCGTAATGGCATTTCCGCTCGCAGCAGCTGTAAGGCCACCCGAAGGTTGGGCCTTGCCAGAAATGTATACAGCATTGTTTTTGCTTACTATTCTTATTGCCGCCATCTTAGTTGCTTATTTTAAACTTGAAGTCAGTTATTTTTAAGTTTACGTGACCGTTTTCTTGAGTGCTGGGGCACCCAGCGTGTAAAGAAATTTTTATGTTAGTTGGACGCTGATTGTTTTGCGTTGACTTAACAAAAAACTTATCTTGATCTTGTATGCTTGGATTGTAAGATGAGTTACCGTTAACAACGCCTGTAGGTAAATCGATGAATCCGTTTGATTCAAAAGTATACAAGCCTAAAAGAACAGTAAATGTTCTGTCTGCGTCAGAAGGGTACTCATTGACAATATGCATATAAACAGCAATCCATGTTGGGACGTCGGCACCAAGGTCAACCTGTATCCTAGATGTCTCTTGAATAATAATCTTAGAGTCTAAGTGCCAGTCAGTACCATTCACGCCAGACAAAAAATCAACAGTATTATTTTGAGCGTTGTGAGTCCAAGCAAAAGAACCGTAATTATCCGAATCTGTAGGGGCGGTTAAATCAAGGGTTTTTAGATTCGAAATACCCGCATTAGACTGACCGTTATACGTAGATGTAGTCAGCGAGTTGCCTGACTGTAAGTCCACATAAAGGCCATCCGTAGTGAATAAAGCTTTTACATAGCCGTCTAAGTCTATGTTTGTTCCAAACGAAGCCAGAAAGGCAAGGAGATCGGAAGTGTTTACAATGCCATCACCATTAATGTCGCCAGCAACACCTGGAAGTGGACCGTTAACGTCGGCATTATACTGAGAGGCTGAAGACAAAAAAGCCTCAAAAGTGGATTTTGCTGTAAAATTTCCGCTGCCATCACTAACTAAAACGTTATCATCGCTTATTCCCGACGTGCTAACGTCAGATAAATCACCAATACTGGAGGTGGTGTAAACCCCGTTTGTCACAGTGGCTGCGTTGCCGTCAATACTACCAGAAATGGTAGAAGAAAACGTCTTAACGCCCGCAACGGTTTCATTGCCTGTGTTCATCACAGCACCAGCACTAGCGACATTTGCCGCATCAGTTACATCAGCATCAGCTTCAATACTAGCCAGCTTCGTTTGCTCAGCATCAGTAAACGCATTCGTGTTCGAGTTGTTCTCGTATGCCGTCTTGATTTCAAAATCCGTCTGATCAGCAGTCGCTCCAGCTTCAACGCCAGCCAACTTAGTCTGATCAGCATCAGTAAACGCGTTTGTATCCGCGTTGTTCTCATATGCAGTCTTGATCTCAGCGTCTGTCATGTCGCCAGTCGCCCCAGCTTCAATACCAGCCAGCTTTGTACGTTCGTCAGTGGTTATCTGATTTCTTGATACAGTGACGTTATTCTGCGTCTCTGGAACAGTGACTACAGTCGTAGTGCCGCCAGTCGATATGGTAATACTGGTTGCCATTATACGCTTACGTCTTCGTTGATTTTAAACGTACCGTAAATTAAAGTAGTGACCTTATCGCTTTCGCTATTATCGGTCATCTCGATGTCGTAGACGTAAAGCCCAGCAGAAGTTGAGGCCATAATTGCTGCGGTGGCTGTAAACCTAACGACACCATCCGTGGCGGCTGCGCCCACGCTAGATGAGGTCATATCAAAATCAGCCGAATCTTTTACAACTATCTGCTTTGTATCGCCCGTACCATCAGTATCCTGAGTGCTTAAAATAATGGTTGCGTTGCCATTAGCGTAAGCGTCTCCCCCCTCGTCGGTAGTTCTAACCTCCATCTTAAAGGTGTCGTTATCGGCCACCACAGAGGCTGGAGTAGATGCGTTATCCTTTAGCGTCAAAGACAAATCAAAGGTGTCGCCTTTCCTACAGGTAATGTCTACTCTCTGAGAAGTATCTAAGTTTATTGTTTGCGCCATCTTATTATCCTAATATTTCTGGTATTATACCCCCTGCTTGTTGCTCATCCTCAAGCTCCCCTCTCTCTCCTTGTCTCTGAGAGATGAGTTTGCTTTGTTCCGCTGACTCTTTTTTAATCCTGTCGTCTTTTCTATCTTCTTTTAAAACGTCGAGCTTTTCTTTAAACTCTTTGTCGTCTTCCTTGAATCCAAGCGTGGCTTGAGCTTTAATTATCTCAATCTCTTTTCTAAACTCGTGCTTAACAGCTTCGAGCTGCGACTCTAACTGATTCTTGAGTTGCATCTCCTGAGCCTTCAGCTGCGCCTCCATCTGCATCTCTTGCTGTTTAGCCTGAGAGGTAGCTTGGGCAGAAGCCTGCTGGATCTGAGCTTGCTGCTGAGAGTTCTGCATGGCGATTTGCTGATTCATAGCAATACGCTTCTTGCGACGCACTATCAACAAACGCTCAGCCTGGTTGATATCCTTAAGCTGGCGAATAGCAATCGCATCTTCCAGGTCAACTTCCCTCTGGGATAAAGCAATCTGAATATTCTGCTCAAGATACTGACGCTCAGCCTCTTCCATCTCCTTTACTACACGTACACCGAAGTTATACATAGCGAGGTTCTTAAAAGAACTCAAAACAGACATATTCTCTGCTCCGATGGCATTCTCATAAATGCGATACAAAATGGAATCAGGGTGAATCACCTGCAAGCACTTAACGATGTCGCTACAAACCTTTTTGTACAACACCATAGAGGAATTAGTGATGTCGTATATAGCATTGTTAGCGGCTGCCAAGGCTTGCTGTCTTACGCCTACTAGGGCGTCAGATTTAGGTGAAGAAGCATCCATAACTTCGTTGATGCCCGTAGCATCACGTATCATACGTAGGTAGTGATTGTAAAGGCCGATTAGCTCGTTAATGTTACGAATGCTGTTTCCGATCTCCCTAATAGGTGGGTTCTGGAATCCTCCTTCTGGGTTTTTGCTTCTGTAGTAAAATACACCAGTCTGTTCATATATATCGTGAAGCTCCAAAGGCTGTAGATCACCTCCTTTACCTAGCTGTACGTTTTCTAACCCCTCGATATCAATAATGATTCCATCTGGCTTCGCTTTGGCAACGGCTTGCTGGATTTTCAAATGCGTAAGCTGTAACTGATCGGCAAAACCAATGCAGCTATCAACCATAGACTTAGGCATCATATCGAGAATGTTCGTAGAACAAACCGAGTAAGACAAGTTTGTCTTAGAGATATCGTGGATATTCTTAGGTATGTTGTTCTTCTTGCTGTAGTTAAACAAGAAGTCAGTTCCAAGAACATAGCAGCCTCCGTAGACAGAAGCAGACTCAAGTTTTACTACTTCTCTATTGAACACAGAGTTTTGAGGGCCTTTGTAGCTTTCACCCTTGGAGTAAAAACCTATATTACCGTATCTGCTTTCTTTAGATTCAAAGTACTCGCAATCGACAGACATAAACTCAAAGTCCAGAACCTCAACCATGTACTCATCATAGCCAAAGTTAGACTGGTTGTTTACTCTATCGTAAGACGACTGAGTTAGCTTGCTTGCATCGTAGCCGTACTTCTTCTGAGCTTTGTTTGCTATCTCTTTAAACTCCTCTTCAGTAAACTGATCTCCCGCCATGCGTTTCAGCTCCTGGATCGGGACGTAACGTACATGACCAGCGTATGTAAGATCACCAAAGTCTGGATCTTCCGTAAAGCTATGCACGAAGTTAATAGGGTCTATATAGTCGGTCTTAATCCCATAATTAGGGTCGTTAGAACGCTTGACCACAGCCATACCAGTAATAGTAAGGTCGTTTACACACCTACGAAGAATAGAGTCATTGAAGTCGTTCCACTCAAGGGTTAGGTTGGTACCTATCTGGGCTGCAATCTCAGAGGAAGATTTGATGTTGTTGCCTATAAATATCTCTGCCTCCTCTAAGGTCTCTGGTATCTCACTAGACTTCATCCCCACGCTAACCCCTGTTTTTTCCTCGATCTTAGCTAACTGTTGCTTAGCCTGAATCATCATCTCGATCTTTCTCCGCTCCTTATCCTTTTCAGAAGAAGACAAGGGGTCAATCGCTTCTAGGTTTGGATATGGAGATAAAGACAAAATCTTATTCACCACAATACGTACAAACTTAGGCAGGATTGGCACTGGAGTAAAGTCAATGTTAAGCATACTTCCGTCACCGTTGTTCGGGTCTAATGAAGTAAGAAGAGACTTGTAAATAGCCGTGTCTTGTGTTCCGTTTGCGTATCGTCTGTTTCTTTCAAACGTTTTCTTCCTGTTTCCGAAGATAGAGTTCTGCTGGTCCATCTTGCCCCACTGCTTGTATACGGCCTTAGCATAACTAAGACCGTAAGCCTTGCTTTGTTTTTGCTCAGACGGAGCTAGCGGGTCTGGAAAGCTAGATTTTTTGTTGTTACTGTGCATCTGCAATGAGTAGAGTTCTTATAACTCAATGCAAATATAGTAAAACTAGAAGTGCCAAGCTTTTGGCTTATGAGTCCTAAAAAATTTCTTGTCGTTGAAGTCTGAGGCGGCCCGCTCTTTCTTTTTTGTTTTCTGAGCAGCTAAAAGAGCCAAGCCAGAACTGATGGTTAAGTCAAACTTAGTTCTTTTGTCTATTTTATACCCTATCCAATCCTCTAGTGTTCTGTTGAAAAGCATTTTACCGACATTTCCGTCCTCTGGGTTTATACCAACATGATCATGGATAAAAGCTTCGATCGCGTGAGCGTGAGACTGAATCACGTCTTGAGAATTTGACGGGACACCCTTTGTCTTTACCGAAATAGAGGAGTTACCAGTTTTTAGATGTTCTGGGCGGTCCATAAGGTACCCGTCGTAACCCCGCGCTTCAAAGTGTCTAGCTATGCCATACTTATTGTTTTCTATAAGGAGCGGATAGCCATAGAAAAAAGCGCACATAAGAACATCTTCGTAAAAGATGCTTGCCAGATCTGGCCGAGAGGCGTACTCTACAACGAACATATTAGAAGGCACGTCCATGTTGAACTTGTTGTACATATGGAGCGCCCCTTTAGATCCCCTTCCGTCTACTGTAGCGTCAAGATCATAAGAGTCAACGCCTCCAACCCCTATGTGTGTATTGGGAGCTACTTTCTTTCCTCTATCTTCAGCTTTATTGTTTCTTAAGTGATCAGGAGGGAGCCAAGCCACCCTAAATCTACCATTAGGATCGGGTGAAAACACCACCTCTTCATCTTTAACTCTCCATATAAAATTACCTTTTACTACAGGGTCAGGGTAAATGCTTTCGTTGTGTTCTATTTGCTGGTATATCTTACCGATGTTAAACAGACTGCCCTCGATGCTGTCCCTGAAAGCTTCGTCCTCAGTAAAAGGAAACTGCCTAATGATCTCATTGAGTTCTGAAGGATCATTTCTGAAGGAGTGACGGTCATTCTTAAGGTATGATTTACTTCCCTGGTCTATAACCTCGCCGTCGATACCTATGACGCCACCATGTGTGTGTACGCTTTGGGAAGGATCGTCGATTACTGGGTTTCCATATTTATCGAAAAAACCCTCAAGCGCGTTGTAGGCTGGAATAAAGATTCGATAAAGCCCAGATCTAGTTCTTCCGTTTTGATTTCTTTCGTTGGGATCAGAGTCATGCCACAACACCCTGTACTCCTCTCCTCCTTTGTTCATGGGGTTCACGGTGCTCCCGACCATCGCTTTCCCTACTACTCGCTTACCGACAATAAGGCAAGTTCTCTCGATCCTCCAGGCTTCTCTGATGTCGCTAGGCTTCTCCCACTTGCCAGCCTCATCGAGGTACAGCATATGTAGCTTCTCCCCGTCGTATGCGTTATTCGTAGTGTTCTTCCAGTTTATAACTGAGTTGAGGGCATCTCCCAGCTGAGAAGTTTTATTGTTTTTCGTGATGCGCTTGGAAGGCTCCCGAAAAGCAAGCTCCATTCTCGGATTGGTAGTTCCGTCTTGAATAGGCTTGAAGAAGAACGGATAGCTGCGAAATATCGCAACTACTTTCTTCATGAAAATGTTTTCCTGAGCGTCTTTACCTGTCTTTGACTGAATCCCAAGAAGCTTCTCTTTAACTTGGCTAGCTTCGTCAACAAGGACTGAAGAGCAAATATTAGTGTAGCCAGAACGACGACACTTAGTATAAAGCTGACCGAAACAACGAGGATCAGCTTCGCACGCAGCCATGTGGAGAAAGATTTCTTTCTGGAAAGCAAGGTATGATGGATATCCGATATCAATTTTAGACCATTGTAGAAACATATAATGCCTCCCTGTAATATACGTAGGTTTCCCATTATTGTAAAACCAAACACCGTCGCGCCTACGCTGAAACTCCTGCTCGATGTAAGAATGAAATTTCTTTCGAAACTCGGCAGGTTTTTCGAGCCACTCATCCATACCTCGAATCCTTTGCAGGTCTTCGGGCATAGGAATGCGCTTCCACACCTGCATCTCTCTTGGGAGGTCATGGAAGAGAATTTCAGATCGCTTTGGTTTTTTTGGTAAAACAACGAGTAACCCGTGGAGTTCGGTAGCTTCTCCTTCTGTACCGTTAGGGTCGATCTTAATCCCTTTAGTTTCATACCCTTTTATGTCGATTAAAGTGGACATCAGTAGCTCTGTCCGTGCTTTGTCATTCTACCTAACGAAGGTACTCCTTTTTTAGGGTTCTTCAGCTCCATTTGATCACCGCAATCGCACTGACCTTCAGGATAATAGACATCCCCGTTTCTAAACTTCATACTTAAGGTCTGAACCGACTTCTCAGCCTTGCATTTTTTGCAAATTAGATCTGGCATTTTTTTAATTTAATTCGTACACCCGACAGGACTCGAACCTGTGACCGTCTGCTTAGAAGGCAGATGCTCTATCCAGCTGAGCTACGGGTGCATATGTTTATCTTCAGATAACCCGCTGTATTGTTTTGATTATCAAAGTTATAGTCGTCCCAGTAGATAAGACCGCTGGGCCTACTTTGAGAATCTTTCTGCAAATCCCCCTGAGTAGTCTTTGTTTTTTTCGATTTCTCCATTTTCGTTTAACTCTTTAACCATTTGTTCTAACCTCTGGCGCTCCACCAAAAGCTCTTTGCAATCAATAGCTGTTTGCTTTATGGATTGGAGCTCGGCCTTTCTAGAAGAGCCACCAGCCTCAGGGTCAACAGGCTTTTTGACCTCTTCGATCATGTTGTCAATAGCAATCTCCATGCTATTCATAAGCCTTTCAGCGGCACCTATTGTGGTAAACTTTTTACTTCTCGACATACATTAAGTCTTCTGCGCGGGTTCTATAGTACTCAGTCCCATCAATGGTGATGCGATAGTCCATGTTTTTAGCAAACCCTACTACATCGCCAACCTTTAATCCTAGTTCCTCCACCCAAGGCGGAGTAAAAGAGATCTTCCCTTTTGTGACAGGGCTCTCCTTAAGCTTAACAACATCGATAATAGAAGGCTGTTGCTCCTCGTCAACCTCCACTCCTTCGAGAAGAGCCCAGCCCGCCAGCGGATGTATGTCCCCAGTCTTTGCAGACTTGTAAGCAATAGCCTGGTTATTAACGGTATGATTAGGATCGTACCGTACAAGATAGTTATCATCCTCTCCAGTAAGAGGCTGACCATCGTTAATAACAACAAGATGATGGAAATAAAGCGTGTCCCCAACTTCCACTCCTGTA